GTGCCGTAACAGGTGACAAGATTGGTATCACTGCTGTTGGTGCAAACAACATTGCTAATGGTGCGATTACTAGCGCCAAGTTAGCAGAACCAAATGCGTTTGAAGATTATTTTTTATTAGGGTTAGGTTCATAATGGGTCTCAAAAGATTTACAGTTAATCGATTCACGAATCAACGATTCACAGTACCAGGTTTTGGTGCTGCATCTACTCCTGCTTCACCAGTATCATATGTTGTAGCACAAGCATTTACTGTTTCTCAGACATGGACACCACCCACAGGAACAACGCCAGTTGATTATCTTGTCGTTGCTGGTGCTGGCGGTGGTGGTGGTTTTAGAGGAGGCGGTGGTGGTGCTGGTGGTTATCAATCAGGCACAGGAATAACTGTAAGTCCATCTACAACATATACCGTTGCTATTGGCTCTGGTGGCGCAGGAGGTGTTTGGTCACCTGCTATTGGCACCGCAGGATCAAATTCAGGAATTTTTGTTACAAGCACTGGCACACAATTAGTTGGTTGGTCACTTGGTGGTGGTGCAGGAGTATTTAATACAACTGGTGGTACTGGCGGTTCTGGTGGTGGGGGTTCAGGACAAGATGGTGCTGGTGTACAAGCAGGTGGTTCAGGAACACCAGGACAAGGTAATAATGGTGGTGCAGGATTTGGCGCACCCGGTACTAGTACAGGTTCAGGTGGCGGTGGCGGTGGTGCGGGTAGCGTAGGACAAGCAGCACCAACAACTCCAGCATATAACGGCGGTAACGGTGGCGATGGTTCATCGTACAACGGTGTATTTTATGCTGGTGGTGGCGGTGGTGCATGTGTTTCACCTGGTACTGCTGGAACAGGTGGTTCCGGTGGGGGTGGAAATGGCAGCACCGCTCTTGCTAGTGACGGAGTTATAAACACAGGTGGTGGTGGCGGTGGTGGCGGTTTATCTTCACCCACTGGTGGTGGTCGAGGTGGTTCGGGTATTGTCATACTTAAATGGACTGTAACACCACCTGCAGCGATCATCACATTTGCAAACACAGGTGCATTTATAGTACCCGCAAACGTATCATCAGTAGATTATCTTGTTGTCGCAGGTGGTGGTGGCGGTGGAGCAGATCGAGCAGCAGGTGGCGGTGCTGGCGGTGTATTAACAGGCACTGGATATCCAGTAGGTTCAAATTCTGTAATATCAGTTATTGTTGGTTCTGGTGGTGCTGGCGGTGCAGCGCCAGGCAGCAGAGGTTCTAATGGCACCAACTCAGTATTCGCAACTATAACTGCACTTGGCGGTGGTGGTGGTGGTGGATTATCAGCACCATATAATGGTATGTCTGGTGGTTCGGGTGGTGGTTCATCATCGACTCCTGGTGGAACTGCTGGATTAGGAACACCTGGTCAAGGGTTTAGTGGTGGACCGTATGTTGGTCCATATGCTACTGGTGGAGGTGGTGCTGGCGGTGCTGGAACGGGTACGAATACACGAGGTGGCAATGGTGGTATAGGAATATTCTCAACTATTTCTGGTGCTAATGTAGCATATGCTGGTGGTGGTGGTGCAGGAAATTCTGCTGATGGTGGTAATGGTGGAGGTGGTTTTGGAGGTGGTGGATATGGAATCTATTCAGCAGGATCACCGTGGTTAGGCACTCCATTCGGCGGTGGTAATGGTGGTGCTGCACCTAGCACTATGGTAGGATTTGCTGCAAATAATAACACTGGAGGTGGTGGAGGTGGTGGATCAAATATTCCTGCTGCTGCTGCTGGCGGAGCAGGTGGTTCAGGTATCGTCATCGTTTCCATTCCTACGACACAACCTTCAGTCACAACATATCTTTACACAGCATCAGGTCAATGGACAGCACCGCCAGGAATTACATCAGTTGATTATGCTTTAGTTGGTGGTGGCGGTGGTGGCGCAAATGGAGGTGGTCAAGGTGGTGGTGGTGGTGCAGGTGGCTATCTATCAGGCACAGGTTTTTCTGTAGTACCAGGCGTAACATATCCTATCATAATTGGTTCGGGTGGTATTGGTGGTATATCACCAAGTAGTACAAATGGGGGTAATGGAACAAATAGTTCATTCAGTTCACTAACATCTTTAGGTGGCGGCGGTGGTGGTTACGATAATAATGGTAATAGAGCATTCTCTGGCGGTTCTGGTGGCGGCGGCGGTGGTGGTGGTAGTGCAGAGTACAATAATTTTGGATTGGGAACGCCTGGACAAGGAAATAATGGCGGCATAGGCTATGGTTCAAGTCCATATAGAGGTGGAGGTGGAGGTGGTGCTAGTGCCGTTGGTCAAAATGGTTCATCAGGTGGTGTGGGTGGTGCAGGACAATCAACAACACTTACAGGCACATTAACATATCTTGCTGGTGGTGGTGGCGGTGCTACTTTTAGTCCCGTAGTTATTGCTGGTGGAACTGGTGGACTCGGTGGTGGTGGCACTGGTGGTGTAAACGCTTCGGGATTACTTCCGGGATCAGCAGCAACAACGGGAACTGGTGGTGGCGGCGGTGGTGGAAGTTCCGCACCAGGAAATGGTGGTGCTGGCGGTTCAGGAATACTGATACTCAAACACTCAGCAACACAACCAACAAGGTCAGTATTTTTAGGATCAGGCACATTTATTGCACAGTCTGCGACAGTCAACTATCTTGTTGTTGCGGGAGGTGGAGCAGGTACTAGTAGTGGCGGTGGCGGTGGTGGTGCAGGTGGACTCTTAACAGGAACAAGTCATCCAGTAACACCAGGCCAAACATACGCAGTTACAGTTGGTGCTGGTGGTGCTGCTGGTGTGGGCACTCCTTCACCACCATATAGTGGTATTGGATCAAACGGTGCAAATTCAACATTCGCATCATTTACTTCTATAGGTGGTGGTTTTGGAGGTGTTGGCTCTGGTCCTTTCTCTAGTGGTCAACCTGGTGGTTCTGGTGGCGGTGGTGGTAATGGCAGTCCTTTTCTTGGAGGTGCGGGAACTCCAGGACAAGGAAATTCTGGTGGAAATACTCAAGGCTCTCCTAACGCTGCTACTGGTGGCGGCGGTGGTGCTGGTGCTGTTGGTGGTGATGGAACTCCTACTGCTGGTGGAACAGGTGGGGTAGGTTTATCAGCATCATATTCTGGAACACCCACATTTTATGCTGGTGGCGGTGGTGGTAGTGCTACTTCAGGTATAGGACCTGGTGGTAATGGTGGTGGCGGTAATGGTGGTCCAGGAGATGATAATGCTACTGCTGGTACTACAAATACAGGCGGTGGTGGTGGTGGAGCAAGAAGAAACAACAATACCACTGGACAAGCAGGTGCTGGTGGTTCAGGTATCGTGATCCTATCATGGACATAAAACATAACAATAAATAGACAATCATGGCACAACCAAGAACAAGAACACAATTTAAAGAATACTGCCTACGCAAATTAGGCTTTCCTGTCATCGAAATCAATGTTGATGATGATCAGGTAAATGATCGTATTGATGAAGCACTCTCTTTTTGGGGTGACTATCATTACGATGGTACAGAAAAATTGTTTATGAAACATGCTATCACTGCTGAAGATATTGATCGACAGTGGATTTATGCTCCTGATGCGATACAGTTTGTTGTTGGTGTAATGCCATTTGATTTGTCTAACGCATCAATCAATATGTTCGACCTGCGTTATCAGTTACGTCTGCATGACCTCTATGATTTCACATCGGTATCGTATGTGTCATATGAAATTACAATGCAACACTTACGTACATTGAACTTATTGTTCTCTGGTACTCCACAGTTTCGTTTTAACCGTCACCAGAACAAAGTATTTTTAGACATCGATTGGACACGTGATGTTCAACCAGGCAACTTTGTTATCATCGAATGTTATCGAACATTGCGACCAGAAACAATTACACTGACAGGCACGTTATCATGTGCGCCAGGTTCTAACACAGTTACAGGTACAGGCACAAAATTCGATCAAGAGATTGTTGATTTCGACTTCATTACAATCGGCACTGAACAGAAACAAGTAAGAAAAATTTCAAGTCCTACGTCTTTAGAGTTAGAAGGTAATCCCGCACAGACTTACACAAACGCAACTGCGGTAATTGAAGGTATTACCGATGTTTGGAATGATAGGTTTCTGAAGAAGTATGCCTGTGCATTGATCAAACGTCAGTGGGGTGCTAACCTTAAAAAGTTTGCTGGTATACAAATGCCAGGTGGTGTCACATTAAACGGTCAAGTAATCTATGATGAAGCAGTAGCAGAGATTGAAAAAATGGAAGAAGAAATGTACATGATGGGTTCATTGCCATCTGAAATCCTGACAGGGTAATTGTGGCAACTAACTTCTACTTCAATAACTTTCCTGCGAACCAGATAACCTCCGAGCAACTGCTCGTTGAGGACTTGGTTATTGAGGCGTTGAAAATATATGGCATGGATGTTTATTATTTGCCACGTACAACACGTGATCAAGTAGATTATTTGTTTGGTGAAGATACACTCAAAGAATATCGCACTGCACATCCAATTGAAATGTACCTTGAGAATGTTACGGGTATGGATGGTGAAGGTGATTTCATCTCTAAGTTTGGTTTAGAAATTCGTGATGAAGTAACAATGCTTGTCTCTCGACTACGTTTCCGTTACACAGTAAATGGATATACTCGTCCACGTGAAGGCGATTTAATTTATGTTCCAATGATGACTGCATTCTTTGAGATTACTAATGTTGAAAGTGAAAATAATCAAGCAATGTTTTACACATTAGGTCGTGGTCGTGGTGGTAATGTGTATGTGTATGCACTGCAAATGAAACAGTTTGTATTCTCCAGTGAAATTATCGACACTGGTATAAAAGAAATCGATGTTGTCATACGAGATTACTATCCGAAAACAAGATTGTTTTTTTCTGCTGGTGGTACGGGTAATTTTGTCAACGAAGAAATAGTATATCAAGGTGCCAACTTAGCATTTTCCACAGCACAAGCATTAGTACATGACTATGTATCAGGTCAATACATTGACGTATATCGTGTCCAAGGTGACTTTACATCAAGTTTATTAAAAGGTAACACAAGCAATTCAAACTGGACAATCAATGTTATTTCTGATGCTGCTACTATGAACAATGCGTTTGAAGATATCTTTGACAATGCTCGTATTGAGGCAAGTTCAGATGGCATCATTGACTTTACGGAACACAATCCGTTTGGAGAACCGTAATGTTAGGTAATCCTCAGTTCTATCATCGTACTATTCGTAAAATGGTAGTTATATTCGGTACACTCTTTAATGATATAGAGATTGTTCGATACACACAAGCAGGTGTTCCAAAAGAAAAATGGAAAGTTCCTTTATCCTTTTCACCTAAAGAAAGATTTCTAACGGCAATTACTTCTGATCCTAATTTGATCAAGTCAATCAACACAATTGTTCCACGTATGTCATTCAATCTTGACAGTCTGGAATATGATGTCAATCGTAAACAAGTTTCAACAATTCGTAATTTTGCTAAGAGTGATGTCAATAATTCAGTAAGCACACAGTTTCTTCCTGTACCATATAACTTTCAGTTTTCATTGTCAATCTATGTTCGAAACACAGAAGATGGTACACAGATTCTAGAACAGATTTTACCATTTTTTACACCAGACTTTAATGTTACAGTAGACTTTATTCCAGAAATGGATCAAAAATATAATGTACCCATTATACTTGATTCGGTAGCATCAACTGTAGAGTATGAAGGTGGAATGTCTGAGGGTTCTACACGATTGATTCTTTGGGACTTAACATTCACTGCCAAAGGTTACATATGGCCTCCTGTCAAGTCAAGTAAGTATATCAAGACTGCAAATACTAATTCATTTATTGACTTGACTACTAAGGAAATTCAGAAAGTCTATGTTGATTACGCAAATGGTTTTGGAACATTCGCACAAGGTGAAACTCTTCGTGCTAATAATACCGATCTGTTTGGAACAGTAGATTACTTTAGCAATACTTCAACGGGTATATTAGTTGTAACTGGTGCTAATCAAATTATTAAAGTTGGCGATAATTTAATAGGTGATTATACTGGTGCATCATTTAATGTTGTTGTAACCAACGTCAATGCACTGAATGTTGTGCAGATAAAAACTTCGACCAATCCAGTTTCTGCTAATCTTGGTGACGATTTTGGATTCATTGAAACGATAAAAGAATATCCTAATACATTATGAAAAAACTAAATGCAAATCTCTCTGATATATTTGATGTAGAACCGATCAAAGAAGAAGGAAAAACTATGCTTCTACCAGTTACAGTAGAAGCCTCTGATCCAATCAATGCTGATGCAGACTTTGCACGAAACAATATTCGAGGTCTGGTGCTTCAAGGCAATCAAGCAGTGGATGAATTAATGTTGATAGCACGTGATGGTCAACACCCACGTGCATTCGAAGTGTTGTCTGGTCTGATGAAGAACTTGGCAGACATGAACAAAGACTTGCTTGAGATACAGAAACGTAAAAAAGATTTAGTACCGAAAGCGGAATCACAAAATAATCTGAACATAGATAAGGCAGTGTTTGTTGGTTCTACCGCAGAATTGGTAAAGATGCTTAAAACTCAAAAACAGGAAACGTAATGGAAACACTAATTGAACAACTCAAAACAATTCTAGGTACAAACTTTGCTCTGTATCTGAAAGCACACGGATACCATTGGAACATTGAAGGTTCTAACTTCCCACAATACCACGATTTCTTGAATAATCTTTATACTTCTATATTTCTACAGACAGATACTATTGCAGAACACATTCGTGCATTGAATTCATATGCACCAGGTTCTCTTGCTCGTATGCTTGAACTAGCAGACATTCAAGAAGCAACAAATATACCAGATGGCATTTCAATGATGCGTGATCTAGCTGCCGATAATGATCGTTTCATATTACACCTACGTGCTGGCATCGTTGCCGCTGATGGTGCTAATGAACCTGCTGTTGGTAATTTCTTACAAGACCTTTTAGATGCACATCAAAAACACGGATGGATGTTGAGAAGTATTATTAAATAAATTATGGATGACGGATACCTTGCTGAAGCCATTGAGGTAAGTATTCATACGCTTTCTGAATACGACCTAGAATATCACGTGCTAACTGACCTTTGTTGGCAAGAATACCAATGGTATACTCTTCGTTGAAGATTGCTGCCCAAAGCATATAGCCCACAGTGGTGGTTGTTTTACCAACCTGTCGGGGCATCTTTGCAATAGTGAATCGATTCTCATGAAAGGTACGTAC